GAATATCTTCACCAACTTTGGTTTCTTCTAGTTTATACTCATCCTTGGTTGGTAGTACAAGCTTAAACTGCAAATATTGACGAGCGAGATACGCCTTAGCTTTCTCTGTACGAAAACCCATCATATTGTCTAAGCTTCTATACTTCTCTAATCCATCCCAAAACTCAAACTCAGGATACTCTGCCGCTAAAGGCATAGCGAGTTTGATGTCTCGCGCCCAATTGATATTTTGTCGCTCTATCCATTTCCCCACAATAAACTTCGCCAGCGAGTGCGGCTTGTTTATTTTTTTAGGTTTGGGTTTCTTTTCTTTCATATACGTCGCATGCTTGGCAAACACCGTTATGAATGAAATCTATATTCCTCTTTAAGCAACTTATTCCGCGTCGAGTGAACGTCTGGCAGCAAGTCCTTACTTGAATATCGTGTTCCTCAGAACGATGTTTGCATGTATCAAATTTATTAGGTGGATTTTGATTTTGCATCGTATTTTGAGAATTGTCAACGACTTTTACGTTGCCTTTCCATATATGAAGGCGCGGCTGCGGCATTTACTTTAATAAATTAATATCATTTTCAACCATACTTCTGACAAGTTCAGAAAAAGAAATTTTAGAACTCCATCCTAATTCTTTATGAATTAATGACGAATCTCCTAATAAAGTTGTAACGTCTGCTGGGCGATAGAATTTGGGACTAACATTTACTAATGTAGTTGACATTGGTGGTATTTGAGAACTATTGCAATCGTATATATACGATTCATCTTCCGGGGTTTTTCCAATAAGCCATGAACCATGAATACCGGCTGCGGAAAAAGCTTCTTCGACAAACTCTTTTACAGTATGAGCTTTCCCGCTTGCTAAAACGTATTCCTTAATATCTTTGGAAAGTCCGAAGCGAATGCTATCTATTCCATCACATGCATCAAAATATTTATTTATTAATGATGGGTTATATTTATCCTGATTTAACATTCTCCATAATCCGTCGCAGACATCTATAGAAGATTGCCAATCCCGTTTACTGTCTAAAGAACCTAATTTGATAGATTCAAATTTTTGTTTCAATCTTAATGATTTTTTAATACGCGCCACGCCACTTGTTACTTTACGAGTCAAAAATTCAATTCCTCTTCTTTCCCCTTCTGAATTAAAATTAAAACATTGCAAAGCATATAAGTTATAACTGTCTCTATATACCCTTACTAGACTTCTCGCCGCCACCTTACTAGCCCCATAAGGTGAACGGGGGCGTAAAACTGTTTTTTCATTTTGTGGGGATTCTAGGACATCACCGAATTCTTCTGACGAGCCTAGGTTTAGATAGCGGGTATTAGGAGAATATTTTCTAATAGCTTCCAACTGGTGAAGAACTCCAATGGCATTAATTTCCATATGTTGAACGGGGTAAGTCCAACTAGAACCTACAAAACTATTCGCTGCAAAATTAATAAAATAATCTGGTTTTTCTTTTTCTATTAAGTTCGAAATTGAATGGGTGTCTGAAAGGTCCATCTGTGCTAATGAAAATCTTTCATTGTCTATATTTTTTTGAATATTTTGATGGTTATTAACGCTTAACCTTCTAGCTGTACCGATTATATTTAAATCTGTATTAGCTAGAATATAATCCACCATATGACTACCAATTTGTCCTGTCACACCTGTAATAATTATCTTTTTATTTGTTGTATTCATAAATCATTCTTATTCTATTCAAAAATTCCTCATTTGTCATAGATTGTTTCATGTAATTTATATCTCTATGTACCCATTGCAAATTTCCGGGGATATATCCTTTAGATGAATCTTTTCTGTCTAATGACGCCGAGCGTTCTCCACACCTAGATTTAGAAAACTCGATAGGCTCTCCAGAAAGAGCGCATTTCCTATCCTGTTTCAAAAAAATTTCCCAAATATATTTTTTAGAAATACGAAATGGAAGACCTCTGTTTTCTGCCCCTTTTTTTATGGAGTAAAAAAGACTTTCGCTGATTTCTCCATGACCCTTCCACTTAGGACTATTTATATTATAGCCATGCTGAATACATCCACAGCTTTTGTAGTTTCCTTTATAAACATTATGGAATTTTGCCTCGAACGTTTTGCCACATACGAAACACATACACTCTACCCACATACGCTGCGGTACTTCCCCACGCAGTCCTAAAGGTTTAATTATTTTAATACCTCCAATTTTTTTACCAATATATTTTTCTATTGTTGATGGTCTGCCCATAACTATTTTTACATCAAAACTTTAAAGAAGGGAAATAAAAATATTGCATTACTCCGTATCTTTTTCGATTATTGGTAAGGGCTGATTATGAGTTTTGTAGAATTCTGTGTTTAATTCCACCTTTTGTTCAGTTTCGTTCCATCGGTATGAGCATTGCTTATAGTGAGCAAGCTGATGTTCAATTTTAGCTTTACTGTTTGAATGTAGCCAAGTAAGATGGCGAACGTGAGCGATACCCTTGGGTATCATACTAGATGCTAATGTTTGATAATCAAAGGTATGGTCGCCTTCAATATTTTTGTAATTAACATCATTATCCCAATAAAATTCGCTTAAAATTTTGTCTCCAACACTGACTCGAAATATTCTAGGGGGGCAAAACCCGTCAATCCAATGCTTACCTTCGAAGATATAATTCTTGAATGGTATGCGCCACCATACAGTAAGAGGATTTTCTTCAACTCTTTTAATAGTCTTTAGAATTTGGTCTTTCGTATAAAGTTCATCTGCGTCTAAAATCCAAACAAGGTCCACTTTCTTATCCAACAGGTAGGTAAGACCCATGTTTCGACAATCCGTTTCAGAAAGGCTCGTGGGATATTCCATGATTACTCCACGGGTTTGTAACATGAAGGGCATAAGTTTTTTAATAGTTGTAATATTTTCCCTCTCTGGAAAGGTATTAAAACGAACGCTTACAACAGCGAACTCCAACTCGACGCCTTCGTGATTCAATTCCACCCAAGGGCGTAGACATTCTTCGATGGTATCCTGACAGTTATATGCGCAAATAATTAATCCTATTTTCATTATCTTGGTGTCCAGTTTAAATCAAATGCAGAACGCTCATTATTTTCGGGGACTCCGATATGTCTAGCGTACTCACCATCAGTGAGAGTTACTTGCCTCATTCCTTTATAATAGTATTCTTGACCAAATAGCATTTCGATGTCACTCATTTTGAATCCTTTTATTTCACTTCTAATATGTTCTAAATCTAATAACGCCGGTCTGAAACTATATCCCCATGCCCATATTACGTCACCGTTATTTACTTTAGCTCCCAATTCTAACATATTATATTTGAAACCGTTTTTTGTACAGCCTACGGGAAGGTCATGTACGCTATTTACAAGAACGCTTTTAATGTTATCACTATCTTGAATAATATTTAATGCATCTTTAATAAAATGACCGTCTTTTATGAATTCCCAATCGTCTTCTAAATGAAACGCGTATTTTGTTTTAACATTTTCGAAAATCATATTTAAACTGCGGCCCAATCCTCTATCTTTGTAATTTTTAGAAATCAAAGAAATCTTTCTATTTGGGAAAAGTAAAACAAGTAACTTATACATAATTTTACACTCCTCTAACGGAGAGTTATCATCGACACAGACAATATCTGTTATTAAATCTAAATCTAAACAATGTTGCGCGAAACTTCTAACTGTCCTTTCGAACAGATGGAGTCTTCGGCATGTTGTCATTGTGAGTGTTATTTTGGGATTTTCCATATTAAAGCTTGTTTAAAAATTCAACTAGGTCCGCTACCTTATTTACATCCAAGTTTGGATATAGTCCTACATACAAACCATTCTTATGTAACCATTCAGCGTTCGCAAAGTCAGAAAATAAGCCATACTTTTTATAAGGTGTTTGTCTTAAAAGGTTCCCTGAAACGATAGGCCGTGTTTCGATTTTGTTTTCTTTGCAAAACTCAGCGACTTTATGGATACGCAGACCTGAGTTTGAACCGAGCGTACGATGAGCGATTATAGGTAATGCGAACGCCACATGTTCTTTAAAACTAGTCTCTAAAGGAAATAAATAATCAGACTTCAAAGAATTACGAAAGTAATTGTAAATATCAATGCGTTGATTTCTGTATTCTTCCCATCTTTCCAAGTCTATCTGTCCTATAAAAGCATTAACGTCACTATTCCTAAAATTATTTCCTAGCAACGCAAAATCGAATAATGGACTTACGGACTTATTTTCGTATTTTGAAGGGTCTCTTAGGCCGCGTGTCATTCCGTGGTTACGAGCCATAATGAAGTAGTCATACTCTTCTTGAGAGCGGGTAAATATAAACCCCCCTTCAATACTTTGAAGCTGGTGCCCAAAATATGTGCTCGTTGTAGATGTTAGATAAGAAGAAATGTTCTTATTGTTATAAGAACCAAAAGTATTTTCACAATTATCTAACATAAATCTAACTTCAGGATAGGCAGATTTTAAATAAAGAATCCTTTCAATGGACGGCACGAATCCAAGAAGAGACGTAATAAATACTACTGCTACTCGCTGGTGTTCTTGTCCAAGAAAACATTCTAAACTAGTAAGGTCCATAGAAAAATCACTTAAAGTAACGTCTATGAACTTCGGCTCGAATCCTTCGCGAATCCATGGCGAACAAGAAGTTTGCCATGTAACACTAGGCAGCACTACAATATTTCGAGCGCTATTTTTGGATAATATTTTATCTTTAGCATAATAAGCTAATAAAGTATTCGCTGCGGAACCACTAGAAACAAATATAGCATTTGACTCAACCTTATCGCCCATTTTACGCTCGAAATTCTTTACTTCTTCATCTTGCGTCCAGCGTTTGTTTTCGTTTAGAAAAAACTCTGAAATCCTCACCCTATCGGCGGGAGTGAAGTTGTTTTGATTTAAGGGCCAGTCAAAGTTATTCATTACTTAAAATATTTACTAGTTTCTTTATAGGTTTGTCCCAGCCCCATCTTTCGATGATTGGCGTTCTGGTATCAATTTTAGCATAAACACTCGAATAACTCAAATAAATATCCTGTAATTTTTTGGCATAAACATCAATATCGAAATCATAGAACATCGGCTCCTCTGAATAATCGAAGTTACCATAATAGTTTTTAAGCCCATAGTTCTTTTCAAGCTGTGGAGCGGTAACAGGAATAGAAAGCAGGCCGTTCGATGGTATGAGTACGCCAAAATCAGGAGTAATAATCTCATTAGTAGGCTCAACGTCTCCGGTTACGCATAGACAACCGCAAGCGGAAGACTCTAAAAGCGGTAATCCAAAACTCGTACAACGTATAACATTCAAGCAAACGTGAGAGCTACTATACAAATCTCTTAACTCGGGCGACGACATCATTTTGGGAACGTACTCAATATTTAAACCTGTGTCATTTAATTTACTGATTACTGAACCTAGCTTTGCATCGTAGGAAGAGTCTTTAACTATTAATACTACATCATCATTACCACGGAACGCTCTTGAAAAAGCTTGTAATGTCAGGTCTAATCCACTTCGGACGTTAGCGTGGTTGACATGAAGAAAAACAAATTTATCTTTGCTTTTCGGAATCGTTGGCTTCCAAAAGTCTGTATTACATCCTCCGTAAATTGTTTCACATTCGAATCCGTATTTTCTCCAAAGTTTCGTAATCTGGTCACTAAGCCCGAAAATACGTTGGTTTACGGATTTAGCGTTATTAACTAAATACCAAGGTAAAGCATTCGCTGTTTCCCATACGTTAATATAAAAAGTCTTTTTTCCATCAAATACAAAATTTGGGTCCAAGCTTCCACAGCGCCCTACATACTCGCATTTGTCTAATTCGCTGTAGTACCCCAACTTTTTAAGTTCATCGTTATAGTTTAAGATTAACTCTCCAAAACTACCATGAGACTCTCTATAATCGGGCGAATCCTTACGTGGGTCGGTATCAAAAAAATGAATCATTACCGCTCCTTTAGTAAAAGTTGCCGTTCCCAATCGTACAGGCTTATATTTGCGCATTCCATTCGGGGAATGAGAGTGGATTGGATAACTTTTAGGTTACATTTAGCAATATGTGTTATGATACCTATAGAAGTATTAATTGGCACGGACTCCGAATAATCCTCGCGCCATCTTGCAATCCATGGTAAGCGTCCATATTGAGGGTCAAGAAGAATACGATTAATACCAGCGTGATAAGCAATATGACTTGGACCGTTATCGGTTCCTATAAAATATGTTGACTGCATTAACATCAACAACGATTCTGAAAAAATAGGGTTTTTGTCGATGATTAGATTCGAAGGAATATCTTTAGGTATTTCGACTTTTTCAATATCTTGCGACGCCCACTTATCCACTACGGGAAAATATATCTCGTAATTCGCTAACTCCTTCGCTAGATTAATAGCGAGTCCAACAGGATTATAATACATATACCCCCTAGTAGTTGTCATTAATCCAAGATATACTATATTCTTTTTAGGTACATATGAATCTAACAAACGCAGACTACGAATCGACTGAGGATTCGTACAATATTTATCAAAATTAAAAGCGTACTTATTGTTAAAAAGTAAGTCGGGAATTACGTAATATACCTCGTCAAATCCCTCTGATAGCTCTTTCATCTTTGAGACACTACGAAGAACTAGATTATTTTCTGAATAAGATTCATCAATTCGTGTCATAGGAGTCTTATAGAAGACATCATATAGGGCATCGAATATTTCTTTTCGTGCAGATATATACACCGTGGGTTTTATTCCCCTACTTTCTACTACCTTAGCACATTGTAAAGCTAGAAGGCAATCTCCTAATCCGTGCCCACCAATTATTAGAACTTTAGTCATATAACGTAGGACTTTTAGGAATAGGAGGAATTCTAAGAATATTAGAACCATCATCTTTAGCAGGGGTAGCGTGATAGACCTTTGGTTTTGAGATTATGTTTTCTTTCGCTTTTGTAGCCTTCTCGTACTCTTCGACTTTTCTATACGAGGGAGGTAATCCTTTACCGTGCATCCAGTCTTGGTAAGGTAGTTCAGAAAGATAATCTGAAACGGTGGGAATGGCACCCATATCTTCGATTACGTGTTGCTCTCCAATATCGCGTACTGAAACTTGCTTACAGTCCGAGTTAACGATATTGTGACCGAATACCTGTTCAGCTAGAAAGATTCCGAATGAGCTATGCAGTATGGCCCTATGTCGGTTATCTCCAAGATGGCTTTTTGTCTGGTCAAACCAATCATGGATTTTTAAATAATCTTCAAGTTTACCACCGAATTTTGTGGCTGAACTAACTGCATGAATGTAAGGTTTCATAATTATTAAACGGACTTATATGCTGATAGATATCTTAACTGATAGTGGTCAACGGGGACTTTTTCAAAAACAATTTTACCGCAAGGGAAACTTCTAATAATCAAAGCGTATGCCAATCGCTCACTTCTATCATCAGTTTCTAGGGCGTGCATGAGCTTAGGTGTATTAAAAGCAAATACACTTCCATCAGTTATAGGGTTCAATTTAGAAGTTTTGCTGAATGCAAGATGTTCTTGTGAGGCTTCTTGAAACACTGCGTCCACAAAATCGTCTAGCTGTTCTACGGTCTTTAAGAAGATAAATCTTCCATGATTACATCCGTCATATCTCATAGCGAGATAAGCTGTACCCGCGATAATATCTGATTTTAATCCTTCGTATGTTGGTGTCATACAAGGATATTCTTAAACCTTTAAAGAAATGTCAACTACTTTAAAACGCACGAATCATTATTACAAAACTTTTCGACTTCCGCTTCCTCGTTTTTAATACGTTTGATATTTAAAGGTTTGATATTTTGAGACATCAAATCGAACTCTTGTTGCGTAATTTCTTCGTAAGGCATTTGAGGATACGCTCCCTTATCGGTTTTTGGTAGAAAAGAGATACCCTTTAACTGATACTGGAAATATTCCAAAGCGGGTTTGATTTGAGAAGCTTCTTCCGGTTGAAAGGTGACTGTACAAGATACCTGATTATCAGCCCAATACTTTTGTAAGAATGCAGCAAGAGACAACTGTTCCCACATACTAACTTGGTCGATGGTACGGATATTTCCTACATGGACAGGAATCTCGACAACGACCGTTGTGGACTCAGACCCTACACAAGGCTCAATCTTATATCCAGCCTTTCTGAAAGGTTCAAGGAGGTCGCTATGGATAGACAAACGCATTCTACGAATATACCACTCGCTCTCAGGATAATGACATCCGGGTGTGGCACCAGCAAGTAATGAAACTGTGCCGCTGGGTTTAATGGAGGTTTTCTTAATGCTTTTAGGGATAGCAAGCCAATCCGAATAAACTTCGTCATAACGCTCCAAAGCGCTGTAGCCTTTTGTACACCATTCTTTTAGTGTGTCGAGACCTTTATATGTAATAAATTGAGCAACACCGCTCATGGAGCAACCGATGCGTCGATTACGTAACATAACCCTGTTGGTATCAGGCCAGTGCGTTTCTCCTAATGTCACTGTTTTTGCGTACAAATAAGCGTACTTCAAGGTAATTAGGTAATCCTCAATGCTTTCGTGGTTGTTTGGGAAAGTTTCAACTAAGCAGCATAGCTCATAAGATTCAAGGGATTGCTCAAGACAGGGATTTCCGCCACGTACACGATGGTCTTTGTTATCAGGGCCGTTATTCATGCGAGAATACTTCTTCATATTCTCCAACCATGCATATCCCGGTTCACCGTTAATTGCTGTACGCTTTGCGGATTCCGTATAATCCATTCCGATGTCAGCAAAGATACTATTATTTGAGGTCCATCCGTACTCCGCGCGATGAGGATTAACGCCATAATTCTTCAAATCAAGATATTCAGCTTTCAAATAACTACCAAAAACAATTTCAGCGGTACGGCGCACATTGCCAGCTACGACGCACTTACCAATAAGATTCATAATATCAACAATAGCTGTAATAGTTATGGTGTTGCCTATGATTTTATCTAGTGTTGAGCGGAGGGCTAAATGACATTCTATTAATGGCTCAGGACCACTTGAAAGTCCCCCAAATCCTTTGATAGGTAATCCGGGTCCACGAATTTGACTATAATCCAGTAGAACATCAGCGCTTCCAGTAAAATAAGAATCGAGCAACTTGCGCGTAGCTTCTACCCACCCCTCTCGGGTATCAGGAATAACATATGTTTCGCTTACAGAAAGATTTGGACCTTTAATTAATATTTGTCCTTCACCCCTTACGTCAAATCCTACACCCACTCCAACCATTGAGGCATCCATTAAAAAACAAAATGGCTTAGAAAGGTCTTCTTTAATAGTTTCCGTACTTACATATGCGCAATTATTTAATGCTGCATACAATCCTCGTTCTTCTGTTAACGGACTCCCCATTGCCCATAATCCACGACCCGGAGGTAAGAACTTCATATTGAAGATTCTATCGTACATTTCATGGGCTGAAATTTGAGCTTTACGAGGACTCCAACCTAAATTACGGCTCTCAATCCATCGCTTTTGCATGTTAAAAGTACCTTCAACAACACGAGCTACAGTTTCCCACCAAACTTCATTCTGTCCGTCTTCTTTGACACGAGAATAGGTACGCATATATACCAGTTCTCCTAAACCGTTAAAACCGAAAGGGGGCTTGACCTTTTTGTATTTCTCCAAAAAGGAATCAGTGAGTTTGAATTTTGACATATTTATTGGCCCGTTGAACCGAAACCATTCAAATTACGTACTGTCGTATCTAAATTAGTAACTTCTATGAACTCGGCGTCGTGATATTTTTCAATGATAAGTTGAGCGATTCTATCTCCATATTTTACCGTATAAGGTGAGGCAAAAACTTGCTCAGTCATTTGCGCTGAAAGACGCTCGAATATTGACTGGTCGCGGCTTTGTGAGTTATATGCATTGAGATTAATAAGAATAATCCCAACATCGTTCCGATAGGTTGAATCAATAACTCCCGCAAGAACGTCAATACCACTTTTGTAAGCCATGCCTGAACGCGGAGCGATGCGTCCGTAGTAACCTTCTGGTATAGAGATAGCTAGGCCAGTTTTAAAAAGTTTTCTTTCTAAAGGTTGAAGAATGTAGTCTTCGGTGGCGTACAAATCGTATCCTGCGTCACCATCATTTTTTGTCGGCAGAATAGCTAAAGGGTTGAGTTTTTTGACTTTGATTTCCATGCGTCTAATTTACAACTTTTAAGTGCAGCGCACAAGAAAATTCGCTGTAAAAAGAATTTTGGAATTACTCAAAATTAAATCGTGTAGGTCTTGTCCGTTATTTGAGACGGGTGAGGCTTACCTTTTCTTTTTTTAGAGTAGTCTTTGAGATACTTTTCTTTCACTGGGTCAACGCCCCCATTTTTTGCAGCACGCTTTTCTGAAAGTTCCTTTGACCTATCCCATAAGTCTCCGACTTTTTGATTTTTACCGTTCGATGTTTTCTTTATAAAATCCGCTTCGCTAAAAGGATTTATACGTCCATCAACAACAGCTTGAGGTACGGTGAATATACGGTTCCACTTTACGCCTTTCGCATCCACATAAACGTGGTCTTCTGACATTCTTTGAATGACCTCTTTAGTTTCTTTCGTATTAGGATGTTGATAAATGTAAATTCCCATAATTTTCGAATGCCTTCTTTTTTCTTTGTAAGAAAAACGGGGGAGACGTATAAAACATAGAATATAAACTTTTTAGGTTTTCGTCTCCTGTTATTCTTAGTCTCCAAATCTTTCCATTTTTTTGTAGCCTGTTGGTTTGGATTTTATTTTTAGTTAAAAAACGTTGTATGTTTTTGCAAACATCTATAGTTCCCAAAAAGTAAGCTTGCAACTGTTGGCGGCTTTGGGTGACGCATCCATCGCCGTCGAACAGTCCTAACAAAAAATATTTTTCTAATGCTTTAGGCAAGACGGGGTATTTCAAGATGAGAGACTTTCTCGGGACACATCCTAATCTTAACAAATCTTCTTTCATTCTAGGACTGCAAAAAGAGAATGTCTTCGCTTTCGAATGGTTGGGGTTTCGATATATTTTCTTTGTGCATCTTATCTGTTTTCTGAAAAAGTTAATTAAATCTAAATCGTTACATATTAAAGATATGGTATTAGATATAGACGCCACACAACCGTCGCTCCACATAATACCGAGCAAATAAGCTTTCTGTGGAGTATTAATTTTAGAAAAGAATTCATGGTCCAGTTCATAATTTAGCCAGTCTACGTGACGGCTTGTTCGTATTTTTACGCCTTTAGATTTAAGAAGGGAGCTTACAAAGCTCTGCCTCTTATGATATTTGCGAGCTAAATCAATTATTTTTGAACCGTTATTATATTCTTGTAGGATTCCTTCCATGTTCATATTTACACGAGCATCCCATCGCGGGAAATATTTTCTTTACTTTATCTGATTCGAAACGCCATTACATATCTAGTCCATCAATGATTCCAGAAATATCATTAATGTGACCAGCTAGCTCTTCATTAGCTTCATCAAGGTCGCGCACGAATGTAGAAGAAGAGGAAATTTTTGATGAGGCAGCTTTTAAGCTATCACCTTTCTCACCAAATCTCAACACGTTAGAAAGCCTACTCCTAAGTTCCTCGATGATTGCTTTCATCTTTTCGTTATTGATTTTGTAGTTTTGAATAGCGTCTCCAAGACCGCTATTTTTAGCTGCGCATGTTAGTTCAGTGATACTAGTCTTAGATGTTATATTAGGATTTTTCATTTTTTTGTTCCTTACGTTTTATTGCCGCCGCCTCAAATAATTGGTCTATAGTTCTGGTAAGCTTGCGCCTAATATCCTGCTCTGTACCTTCGATATTAAATAAATGACATATCATTCTGGAATTGGGTTCCCCCTCTCGTTTGATGGAACCGTCTTCTGATACGACTAGAGTATCTTTGCTATCGTTTAAAACTAAGGTATAAATTAACTGCATTATTCTACGTTTGATAAGGTAACATTATTATTTTACCGTCTCCAGAATTGTATCGACTGTCTTTTTCCAAGTAAAATCTTCCTGTATCTTCAAGCCCTCTTCATTAACGGGGTTTGCTGTTTTTCTATATATAGCTTCTTCGCATCCAGCTATGAAGGCATCCTCATCCCATGTATAGATATTCCCCTGATTGAAAGGCTGACCTTTATTAAAGAATAATCCATCATAAATCTCTTCCTTGCCGGTAGGATTAATAAGAACTGCATTTTTAGATGTAGCCCAATCCTTCATCGCAGAACAATTATGGATAATAGCATGCTTCCCTAGCCCTAGACAATGGAAAGACGGCAGCGAGAACCCTTCTCCACCAGACATATCTATAACGATATTAATAGCGTTAAAGCAATCATTCAACTCGTTTAGCGTATTCATAAACGGAAGAATATTAACATTAAAAGGCTTTGGACGACCTTCTAATATTTTACCAATAATTTGTTGGTTATCTTCTGGCTTAAAAAAGGGATTATAGATATGGGTATGAAGTACATATCTTTTATCGCCAGCGAATCTTTTTAACCATGCTTTTATAGCTTTTTCGTGGTGTTTACGCTTCTCGAATTTACCAAAAATACCAAAGACAGTTACATCCGGTGGATAGTAAGATTTGTTAGTCTTATAAAAGTTTTGATTGTCAAAGCCGAGCGGACAATAGACAACTGGCACATTGGTTCCATAATCTTCAAAAACAGTTTTTGTTTCTTTAGAAGTAACTAATACCTTATACTGATTATTAAGGATATTGATTTCTGTCTCGGTGGGAGAGTCCAACTCATAGAAAGTCATTAAACTTGTTTTGTCGCTGACAGAAGCTTCGGAACCACTAATATGCCAAAGTTTGAAACAATGGTTTTTACGTGAAAAGTAACGACGTGACTTATTTGCGCAACTGGTAAGATAAAACTTAAAGTCTTCCTCAGCTTTATCATATGCTGATAAATCGACTTGGGCGCTAAATAAGTTTGGATTGATATTCCTCTTATACAACTCTTGAAGGATATTGTAAGAGCAAAAACCAAACGACAGTGAATTAAATTGTAGGTCGGCGTTGATATTCATTATTTAAATTGACAGCATCGCTTGAAACGTTTGCCGCTTCCACAGGGGCACGAGGTATTACGACTAATGTAACGCGGGGCATTCACAGCGCCATTTCTTTTTGCTAGAAATTGTTTTACCATCTTACTTGTATCAGGTGATAGCTTTTCCGTGTCTACGAACTTCGTAGAAAAATAACTCTTAACACGGTTTTCAGGATGGCCTCCGTCGCCAATAATAGTTGATGGTATTAAGGTTTCCATTTTTTAAAAAGGAATGTCGTCTTCGGAAGGAAATTCGTCTGCTTCCAGCTTCTTCTTTGCAACAGGCTTGCTTTGAGGTTTGCTTTGAGGTTTGGAAGCGGGCTTACTGTCTACCCCACCGTTAGTAGGCTCCCAAGTATCGAGCACCGCATAATGCGTTTCTCCCTTTTCTGAGGTTTCCTTACGGGGAAGAATGTCGAAGTTAATCCATCCATTAGCTTTCTTGTTAGCCTTGACGAATGCTCCGAAATCATCAAGTTTGAGTGATACCTTCAAAACGCTACCGAATGAAGTGTCTTTGTTTTTTAGGACGATGCCCTTTACGTATGTTTTTTCAGCCATATTTAGTGTGTGTTGATTGTTTGGGTTGTATTCTGTTTTGTCAATTAAATTTCGTCCATGTTAGCCGTTGATTCTATCTTTCGGCGCATGAACTTAATGAAGTTATCATGCAAGTCTATAATACCTTGAGTGGACATTCCAAGCTTTTTCGCTATAAAATTGTAACTTCTTTTCTTTTTATCCTCGGAGAAGTATCTAAGCTGAAATATTTTCTTAATACGCTTGTCCTTGATTTGTTCAAGAATATCCAATACGTACTGAGCCTCAGATAAAATTTTTTCATTATCGAGCCCATCTTGTGAGGCGGCGTCCATTAAGTATTCTATTTTTTCGGGTTCGCTGCCATAATACTTAGATTCTTTATTTATTGTATTCAAACAATAGTAACGAACTTGATTTCCTAGCCAAGTAACAAATTTTGTTTGTCTTGTCGGGTCAAAATTCTTAGCAGCCTTATAAACGATAAAGTGTTGGTTATCTTTAAAATCTTCGACCGAGATACCGGAACTTCCAATATTCATGTTACCGTACCTCTTAGCCATCACGTTAAACATACCAGCATGGCGCTTAACTAAAATCTCTAAACTCGCAGAACAATTATTTTCCTGCACATTCCGAATTAGTACATCATCGGGTAGGTCTTCCATTATGTTAGTCTATTTTCTTTCAAATAGGAAATGAACTTTAATACATACGGCAGGCAATGCTCATGCAAACGCTCAGGATTTTTAGTTGTGCTCCATTCTAGGACGTAATCGGCTTTATTTTTTAATTTAGGATTATTGTTTTTCTCGTCTTCGTTAGGCGCTTGAATCCAGTTACGCCATTCTTTTGTTACGGGGTCTTGGTTTATGCCCGTATTGTGATGATGGTCCCAGTCCCACATATCATCTTCTGACAAAATTTCGTAACGACTTAAATGAACTAAAACGCCGTTCATCTTAGTTTGAGCCCACCAAATTTCATCATTTGGAAAAACATCGTACCTTATATCGGTTACGACAGGCACAACGATATGTCTGTCGCTCTTAATATCCTGCTCTAGTAGGGATGTCCAGTAAGTCCCTTCGGTTTGATACCTTTTAATCTTTCCTACAGCTACTAAGTAATCTCTAACGAGTTCTTTATCTTTAGGTGTGCAGTTTAAAATATCAACACCTGATAACTCTAAAAGAGGCTGTCGGATTTTGCGCTTTAATTCATCAGCTAAAGCATACCTCTTCGAAGGAATCCCCTGAGCGTTTAACTCATTGCATAAGATATTACAAAAAGCGTCTTTACCCGCGCGAGCCACGCCTGATATTGCTACTAAAGTTTTGTTTAAAGGTGACATCTACTAACTGTAGTTAGTATTGGTATCTAAATCAAGTAAAAATTTAAGACTTAGCGGGGAGCTTAAAATGAGCCTTAATTTTCTCTATTTCACCATTATTATCTATATCCCAAACCTCTACTCTAGGATTTTCTTTATCTAGTACGAGGCTGTAGCTAATACCATTAAGCTCGACGCTTACCCTATCGCTCTCCTCAGTATTACATTTAACCAGCGGCCACTGCTGGATTTCCACATTAGAATCGGCGTTGTAGTTTATTGTTAGTTTGATGTTTTGCATAATTATCGGTATTGAAGCTTTAATAGCCTCCACCGATAATTGTCCATGACTTGCGTGCCATCGTCTATTCTTTTCACACATTCTATAATTTCTTCTACGCTTGAGTAGATGTATTTATGGGGAATAGTACCCATAATCCAAAGCGGGCATTTAGTCTTACCTCCTTCTATAGCTAGAAAAATAGGCTTTTTCATACGATTAACGGTAAAAAATTCCTCTGCACTTCCCCATGATGCTAATCGCGGGTCAATGTACATAATGATAAAATCACTAAGGTCGCAAATACGTAAATCGTCGTTACGAACTGCTTTCATTCTATCTGCCACTCTATCGTACTCCTCATTATCCATCCATTCCTTTAAGGCGGCACGAGCTTCTTCATCCTCTTTAACTTCATTTAAAAATGGTTTATGATATGGGTCAAAGACCGTTATACCTCTAGGGCATAATTCGGCCTTGACTTTGTTTCTCCAGTCTCTACCATCGGTATATTGCATACCACCGACAGTATAGACTTTACATTTATTGAGAATTCCCATTAGAATCCGTCTGTATCATCGGTGTCGTCAACAATGTCAACATTGTTGTTAGCAATGTCCGCAACGGCTTGTACCAGCGTGGAAGGCTTGATATTAACGACCTGATAGACCACTGAGGGGCGTCCCATCTTTGTGTCGCCCTTTTCAGTCCCTACGACTTCGAGTTGTTTTTCGTCGATAGCCTTCTTAATTTTCAATTGGAGACTGACGCGTGAAAGCTGCACACCCTGCTTTTCCTTGAGGGTATTGATGGTGAAAGTCCCAGAGGGCCAAGTCACAGGCTTTACAGGACGACCGGGACGACGAGTTGAGGTATTTGATGTATTCATATTCCAGCATTCTAGCATTTCTTATACCTATGTCAACGAGTTTTTTAACACATTGTTTTTTAAAATTTAGCTTGACAAGGCTAAAAATACGTAATACTCTCTATACCATAGAACGTTATATAACGTACGATGTTATTATATAGCTTCGCAAAAGAATAAAAGAATTTAAAGTATATAACGGTTATCGGAGCGAAGCGTAGATAAACGTTATATACTTACCGAGCGTAGCGAGGTAAAGACAATGAACTAAAATTCATTAAATACTACGTTTAATATCATACTTTGGTTCTCTAAAGCAAGACAAATTTTAAGCATTGACACCCTTACAATATCAGTGTAAAGTACCAAAATATGACACAAGAATCAGAATACCCCACGGAGCCTTCTTCACTTTCCATAATTTTCAGAATCGTGCTGGCTACGATAGTAATTTCAGCGTTTATTGGAGTTCTTTTGACGTTTTCATGGAACCAAATCGTACCACAAATATCACACTATCGAATCTCGCCGCTTGAGTATTGGCAGGGAATGCTTGCGATTTTTGTGTATAATATTGTCTCGCTTTCAAGTATTCGTTCGATTTTGCAAATTTTGAATCACGGTGAGACCGTCATCGAGACTTCTGGATGCGCCTGCGAATAATTATTGACAAAACGTTAAAAAGCATTAACGTCGATACATGATTAAGGTACAAATACCGTCTGCCGAAGAGTTCGACTTTAAATATATTAATCATCTTTATTCGTCCCAATTGTAAACAGACGGTGTAAATTTTAGTATGACAAAAAAATGTAGTTCTTGTGGACAAGCTAAAAACTTAAAAGAATTCAAAAATGAGAAGCGCAACGTCGATGGCAAAATGGGCCAATGTCGAAAATGTGTTAACTCAATACGAAGAGCACGAAGAGCACGAAATATAACTCATTGCCAAGTAAAAGAAGCAGAATATAACAAAAAACAAGTCGATAGCGGATATTGTAATAATTACTATCATAGAACGAGAACTCCCCAAAACCGTTTAATTATGAGTTTTCGTTCATTACTGCGAAGATGTTTAAAAGGTCAAATAAAAAAATCAAAAACCAAAGATTATCTAGGATGTACCTTAGATGAGATTAAAATTTATTTAGAAAAACAATTTACAAAAGAAATGAATTGGGAAAACTATGGAACCTATTGGCAGGTTGACCACATAATTCCTTGTAAAGCATTTAATTTTTCTGACGACGAACAAATCAAAAAATGCTACCATTATTCTAACCTGCAACCATTACCAAAATCAGTAAACATTTCAAAAAGCGATAAATTACCAAACGGAAACCGAGCAAGGTTTATTATCCATGACAGCCGATATATCCAAAATTAATACTGAGGAATTTGATTTTAAGCCCTGTGTGTTCGCGGGTGACGCATGTGTTCTAATTCATCCTAAAAATATAGGAGCTAAATGGACAAAAGAAACCCTAATATATAGGTCTTCAATATGGCGTCTCTCAGATTGGTCGCCTATATCATTGTCGTTTAAGAAATTTTTTAACTTTGATGAGAGGAGCGATATTGTTCCAACCCCGTCATCCATGAAGGGCGTCGAACTTATGGAAAAAGTCGATGGTTCAACCCTTATCGTTTCCAAATATAAGGGTGAGTATATCATACGTACTCGTGGAACTGTGGACGCATCCAAGCTTGAAAACGGTTTCGAAATCGAAATCTTGAAGCAAAAGTATCCTCGCGTTTTTACTTCTCTTCCCGGCGAAATAGAAACTTCACGAGAATCTTTGGTTTTCGAATGGGTTTCTCCTACTAACAAAATTGTCATCAGCTATGGTGACGAACCCGAGTTATATTTGACTGCGGTTATCGACCACAACGATTATAGTTTACGTTCTCAAGACGAGCTAGACTCTCGTGCGGTTAACCTTGGAGTTAAGCGTCCACGTCGTTTCAAGTTCAATACTTTTGATGAAATGTTTGCTGCAATCCAAGCGCTAGACTACGCGAAGACTCGCGAATTCAACGCTCCACAAGAGTATCAATCTACTACTGGCGCACAAGCTGTTCCAGAGTTAGCTCGTGGATTCGAAGGATTCTGCGTGTACTTCGGTCGTGGACAGCATATTCGTAAGGTCAAGTCCGCATGGTATCTTGCACTTCACAAGTTAAAGTCTGAATTGTCGTCTTTCGACAAGGTTCTTGATTTGTGGATAACCCTTGATTGTAAGTCTTTCTCAGAATTCTACGATTACGTTCTCGAAAATATCGACTACGAAATTGCCGAGCAGTCGCGTAATGACGCTTCTAAGGTGGCTGACGCTACCAAAGAAGTTGAGCGTATCATCGCGGGTATGCAAGCATTTGCTGAAAGCATCAAACATCTCGCTATACAGTACGGTTTCCAAAAAGGACGTGCCGCACAAGCTAAGAAGATATTTGAAGCATATGGACAAACTAACCGCGCTTCTTATGTCTTCTCTATTTTGGATGGAAAGCAGTTGAGTCGTGATGCTGTTAAAAAACTATATTACCAAGTTCTAAAAAAATGATTGACGACTGCCGCACACAACCCGGTCGTATAATGCGTATGAAAGTACCGCAGGTATTACATACACTTCCAAAATCAAATGCCTAAATCAGCCATACTCGAATTAACGTCGCTCTCTCCAGAAGAAGTTCTGGAAAGGGTAGAAACAGTGTTGCGTCATCAAGATAACGTAAGGGAGGGATGCGAGCTATTAGGCCGAAGGTTAATTAAGGAAGGAGAGATTGAATTGGGGGTTGACTTGATACGTAACGGGCGCGAGCATGATAACTCGAAGCTCCGTGGAGTTGAATTCTTGGGGCTAACTCAAGATAAAGACTCTGAACTTCTAAAGTTCGCTATCGCCCATCACCAGCAAGTAAACGCTCACCACCCGGAGTATTGGCATGGTATAGAGAATGTACCCGAATTGTTTCTGGCGGAAATGGTTTGTGATTGGCGTGCGCGTTCCATTGAATTTGGAAGCAATTTACGAGAGTGGATTAAAGACCACGCTTTAGATAAATACAAAATACCTCCGAACGGTAAAACTTGCAAAAAGATTAAAGAGTTTGTAGATTTACTGTTAGAAGACCCTTTTAAACCTTTAAAATAATGAAAATGAAAGTTTGTAATGAAATGATTGTGGACGTTCTAACGACATTAGCCATTCGTCGGAGAGCAGAAGAAATCTGGCTTGAAAAAGGACGCCCTTCTGGTATTGATGAAGAAATTTGGTTAGAAGCTGAACAGGATATACTTTATCCCGGTCCCCGATTAGTCGAAGGGCGATTTATCGACCCGCGTATTAAATTCTTAAAAGAAAAGCCTATTGGTAAGGATTCACGAACCTCTCACGAATTTTCTGATAGGAACATAATTTCTGACGGAGAAAGATACTACTATTGCCGTTATTGTGAGGGGTGGATTGAGGGGCAAATGTCTTACCGCCGAGAAGATACAATTGGTCCTTTATGTGGCAGGCGTGGGGAGGCTAGAGGGTGCATTCGGTGTAATAATGAGCTAGAGTTTTTTGGAATGTATTCCTAATGGATATTGTTTTAAAATATCCTATTGTTCACGACGATTATACAGCCGTCGCAGAACAGATGTTTGACGTTCCCCATGTCGAGGAAAGTGTTTCAATTATAACTAATAACATTACTCCTCCTGAAAATTGGAACATAGGACTTATATACGGTCCAAGCGGTAGCGGTAAGAGTACCTTGCTGAAAACTTTTGGTAAAATTCCTGAGTATGTGTGGGATGAATTAGCAGTAATAAGTAACTTCGATTACATAACTCCAGAAAAGGCAACAGAGTTATTTTGTGCTGTAGGATTTGGGAATGTACCCGCTTGGCTTCGTCCTTTCAAGGCATTAAGTAATGGGGAGCAGTTTCGATGTAATGTAGCTAGAGCGATGTCAGAGGAGAGCGAGATTATTTTAATTGATGAATTTACCTCGGTAGTAGATAGGAATGTTGCTAAGTCCGCTTCGAACGCTTTACAAAAGTACGTGCGTAATACTAACAAGAAAGTTGTCGTCGCTTCTTGTCACGCTGATATTATTGAATTTTTACAACCGGATTGGGTTTACAATCCTACAGAGGGACTGACTCACGTTTTACCGCGTGGGAGTCTTCGACGACCTGAAATTTCACTTAAAGTATTCCGAAGCAAATATGAAGCGTGGGAACTTTTTAAACACTATCACTATCTAAGTGCTGACATAAATAAAGGGGCGCGATGTTTTTTAGTTACGTGGAATGATAATCCCGTAGCTTTCTCTGCCGCCCTCGCTCATCCTAATGCTTATAAAAAGGATTGCTGGCGCGAATCTCGTACTGTTGTATTGCCAGACTTTCAAGGATTAGGGATTGGAGTGAAAGTTTCTGATTATATTGGCTCCATGGTTAGGGCTGGAGGAGGAACGTATTACTCAAAGACTATTCATCCTGCGATGATAGCGTATCGTCTCAAAAGTGAGAAATGGGTAGAAACCTCTCATAGCCGAAAAGTTAGAAAGCTGGATACTCGTGACAAAAAATGGCTTGTGTCAAACCGCTTCTGCTATTCATTTGAGTACGTGGGTGGCATGAGTTCTGCTACGGACGCGCAACTCTTTTGGGAGGAACTGGATACGAAGAAGTCGAGGCTTCGATTAAAGGGCGAGAGGAAGTTCTTGACGGAATAGAAAATCCGCCTAGAATGGGAACCATGAATATTGCAAATAATGAATTCGTCGAATTCCCAAAGATGCCTCGTCTGTCGAGGAAAATGTCGTTGACTGAAAAAATCGACGGTACGAACGCGTCTATTGTAATCACAGACGAAGGAGAGTTTTTGGTTGGTAGTCGTACTCGTTGGATTACGCCCGAGCAAGACAACTATGGCTTTGCTCGCTGGGCCTACGCTAATAAGGATGAACTTATGGCCCTAGGAGTCGGTCGTCATTATGGTGAGTGGTGGGGCGCAGGTATTCAACGTGGATACGGTCAAAAGGAAAAGCATTTCTCGCTATTCAACGTGGGTCGTTGGGTAGATACGCGCCCGCACGCTTATTTTGATTGGTCTCCCGTCATGCTCGGTGGAGCGGAAAGTCCACTATTTGTCGTCAACGGCGTAGTCTCTCCTCTAAAGGAAAAGCAAGAATATGCGCCTGCGTGCTGTAGGGTTGTCCCCATCCTTTACGAAGGCATGTTCGATACGGTACAAATCAAAAGAGTTTTAGACGCACTCGTTTGTTTTGGTAGCGTGGCAATTCATAATGGTGGCGTGGTAGAAAATAATTTCCCCGCAGAAGGTATAATTGTGTATCATACAGCAGGAAACCTTTCCTTCAAAAAAACTATAGAACACGATGAAATCCCGAAATCAGCAATCAAAAAAATGTAGTAAGTGTGATAAAAAACAGTCTATAAAAAGGTTTCATAAAGACAAACAGAAGAAAGACGGGTTGTGTTCGGTTTGTAAAGCTTGTAATAAACAGCGGGTGAATGAATACTATATATCACACAAAGAAGCCCGCGATGCAAAAAACTTAAAATACTACGAATTAAACAAAGAAACAATAAACAGGAATAAAAGAAAGCACCCCGAAATTTCTGGATGCGGAACATTCAATAAAATGTACCCGGACCATTTTGATTTTGGTGCGAGTTTGCGAAAGCCATTTGGAGAAGCTTCTTTCGCAAGATTAGTCAGACAATATAAAGCCGCCGCAAAAAGGAGAAATCTATTGTTTACTCTCATAGATGAAGACGTTAGAACTATTACAAGTTCCCGATGCTGTTATTGTGGAGTTAAACCCTACCAAAGTATGAATTCTTGTGATGCGAACGGTCCATATATCTATAATGGAATAGATAGAATAAATAACGAGGTTGGATACATCCGCGAAAATTGTGTACCAGCGTGTGGATTATGCAATAAAGCTAAAAGCAACCTATCTATAGAACAATGGAATGAGTGGTTAGATAGAATATTGGCATTCCATAAAAAATAATATGAACTACGATACCGAAATACCTTCATATGCCAGACACACTGAGCACGAAGTTTGTGGGTTCTTCGGGCCGTATCGTTTTTTGTCTAATTTTTATGATGCTTCTGTTTATTATGGTGGTAGATGGTTTAGACGTACCGAGAACGCATTTCAATTTGCAAAGTTGATTCCTGTGATTCCTGATGATGAAGACGATTATAAAGAATGGTATGAAAAACAGTATGAGATTGTAGCTGCGATGCCAGCAAGAGAAGTAAAAAAATGGGGAAAGAGCGTTAAAATGCGCGACGATTGGGAAATTAAAGGAGTACGTAAGGATGTAATGCTAGCGGTTGTGTTCGACAAATTTTTTCGACATCGCGACTTACGCGCAAAGCTGCTTGAAACCGGAGCGCGTTACCTAGAAGAGACGAACTCTTGGAGGGATACTACATGGGGTATATGTGACGGAATAGGTACTAATTATCTTGGTAAAATAACAATGAATGTTAGAGATTTATTTATAAAACATCAAATTTTATGAGTTCGAAAATACAAGATACAATAACGCTAGGAGAAGAAATAGATATAGCCGTTAAAGATAACGGAGAACTTTCGCTTACATCTTTTACAGTTAAAAGAATTGAGCCAGACGATTTGACATTAGCTTACTTGGAAGCTAAAAACGGTATGTTTACGTACCTAAGATTCAAAGACGGCGCATGGTGGACTACAGGACTTGCATCCTTAAAAAATACTTGACTTTTGTAAAATACTCCTTAAAGTAGTCTCATGCACACATTTCCTAAACTTTATTCTCGGACATCAACAAACGCGGTACAAGAATGGCAAATTTTTGTAGATGGAAATAGTTTTTTTACCGTTTCGGGGCAACAAAACGGTCAATCTGTTCGTGCAAAACCCACAGTTTGTGCAGGAAAGAACATCGGTCGCGGCAACGAAACGTCTCCCGAAGACCAAGCAATGAAAGAGGCTCAAGCACGATATGATAAACAACTCAAATCAGGTGGCTACTTCGAAAACATCGCGGATATTGACAATGTTCAGTTCGTACAGCCGATGCTTGCAAAAAAGTATCTCGAACGCTTGGATAAAGTGGTATATCCGGTTGGCGTCCAACTAAAATTCAACGGTGGCCGTTGTGTTGCTACGCGCCATGGTTTGTTTTCCCGTAAGGGTGAACGTTATATTTCTGTGCCTCATATTTTTGAGTCTATGAAATCGTTTTTTGCTTTATGGCCCGATGCGGTGATTGATGGAGAACTATACGCTCCTAATTTTGGTCAGAAGCTTAATGAAGTAATGAAGCTAATTCGTAAGACCGTTCATATCACGCAAGCTGACCTTGATAAAAGCGAGAAGCTGGTACGGTTTTATATTTATGATGGATATGGGTATGATGGTGTTGAGAAGGAAACTAACTATCGCGCACGTTCCGCTGCAATCAAAAAGAATTTCTCTTCCAACCCATATTACTGTCAGGTCTTTACGCGTGTTGCGAATACTCACGAGGATGTAATGAGGATGTTCGCTGATGATATTAACGCTGGGGAAGAAGGTTCTATCGTTCGTATTTTGGGCGCTCCCTATGAGAACAAACGCTCATCGAATCTTTTGAAGGTAAAGCCTACTGACGACGAAGAATTTAAAATCGTCGGGGTTGAAGAAGGTATCGGAAATCGCGCTGGCACCGCTGGCAAAGTTGTGTGTTTGATGAAAGACGGGCGTACTTTCAAGGCTAATATCAAGGGAACGTTTGAACAGGCGAAGGATATTTGGGTACATCCTGAAAATTATGTTGGTAAGACTGCCACGATTTTCTTTTACGGATACACTGGAAAGTTGACGGAAACCGTGGATGGAATTGAGAAAACGTTCGCGACTGGCCGACCAAATTATGCTCAGTTCGACTGCAATCGCTCATTCGGTGGCGCTGCGGATAAAGATGAAAGTGATTGACATTATTTGAAAATCGCATAATATAAACGAAATGAAACCAACATTAATACTTATGGTCGGATGCGTTGCATCTGGCAAGACTCGCTTTTCGAAAGATTATGTCTCACTTAACCCTTCGGTCGTACGTCTTTCCACTGATGAGTTTCGCGCAATCGTTGGTAATGGTGAAGGCGACCAAACCGTTAGCGGAAAGGTTTTTCAAACAGTATATGCAGTTACCGAGCATCTGTTGAAACAGGGTAAATCTGTTTTAATAGACGCTTGCAATTATCATTTGAAAGCGCGAAAAGATTTCCTAGACATAGCAAAACGATGTGACGCAGAAACAGCAGCGTATGTTTTTCGAGTGCCATTAGACGTTCTTAAATTGAGAAATAAGGGTCGAGTGCGTCAAGTACCCGAAGATGTAATTGAAAAGCAATTTAACAATTTCGTAATTCCTACCGTTGGTGAGTTTGGATTCGTATGCAATGTAGAATAATATGTCACAACACGTAAATTTTAATACTAAAAAAACCCCATTATGGATTGTGTCAGACACACACTTTCACCATGACCGCGAATTCTTGTGGAAGCCTCGGGGCTACTCAGATATTCAATCGCATGACGAGGGTGTAAAAAAGAATTGGAATAACCTTGTAGGAAAGGACGATAACGTTCTTTGTCTTGGTGATTTTGTATTCAACGACCCTGATGGTTCGCGCTTTAAGCAATTACTTTCAGAGCTAAATGGGTACATCTATTTACTATGGGGAAACCATAATAGCGGCGTGAAAGCCGTATATAAGAGTGAAGTCCTTCGACAGTATGGAAGCGCGTTAGTTGAGGTATATCCTTTAGCGTATGGTAATAAAGTAATGTTTTTGGGCGACTATGTACTTGGACGCATTGATGGTGTGCCTTATGTTGCTTCGCACTTTCCATTTCGTATTTGGGATGAAATGCAGCACGGCTCTATTGCGTTGAGCGGCCATAGTCACGGTAACGATGAAGGGCGTAATCCAAAAGCTCTTGATGATAAAGCTCTCGATTGCGGCATCGACAACTTTGGTGGCCCCGTGTCATTTCAGGATGTAATGGAGATTATGAGGGGAAAGCAAACTGTTGTAATAGACCATCACGATAAGAATACTTTATCAGGGCATTAATTATGGTAAGAATTGCATGTATAGGTTCTCGTGATATTTCCTTATGGACTGCTGCTATTATGGAAAAAATAGGCGAGGTCATCGTTTTATCAGGAGGTTATATTGCGACGGGAAACGCTTTAGGTTCTGACGCCGCCTTTGCCCGTGGCGGAAATCGTGTTAGTCCATCCCATGTGATTCTTTATCTTCCTTGGAAGACATATAACGAAGAACTGATTGTCGAAAAGAATTTGGTTACGTGGCAGGACAATCCCGAGTGGGAGTTCATAGCTCGTGCCCATCATCCTGTTTACGACCAGCTTTCAAAAGGCGCAAAGCAGATGATGAACAGAAATGCCGGAATTCTCTCTAGGGCTAATGCGTGTATTGCTTTTCTGAATCATTCAAAACAAGGCTTTGGGGGAACAGGTCACGGATGGAGAATCGCTGGCACAAAAGCAATTCCTCGCTTCGATTTAGCAACTTTTAACCCCCACAACCGAGAAGATTCCGCAAGACTTGAAGAATTTTTGAAAAAGCTGTTGACGAAAGACCAAAATGCAGTAGGATAGAGGAACCTTAGAAACAAACAGAGTGAATCGAAACCAAAAAGAAAACGAAAAACTCTGTTGACAACGAAAAAAACTGAGGTAGAGTGAAGAAACAAAGAAAATCTTACAGAAAAAGTTGACAAAAGACGAAACAGAGTGTAAGATATAGTATAACGATGAAACCGATTTTAAATAGAAACTTTACATATAGTCAGCCGAGCCTCGAAATAGGCGGGTGTGACGCCCAAAGATGGTCTGCCTATCTGACCTCTGAGGAAAAGCCGGGAGATACAGCAGATTAGAGAGTAGCAAGCCAGATAGGAAAGACGACGACCCGCTTGCTCTCAGAAAAAGACAGCGGGTTTTTTAGTCGCAAAACAGATTTTTTAGAACATATAGTGGAAACGATGGAACACCGACCCGAAGAGGGAGGCCGTCGAAAGAAACTCAGAAGGCGCTTTTAGAGTTCCAGCCTGAATGGAACAAATGTCCGGTCAACACCCTCGAAAAGAGCAATCCGGCTTACCAAACCACCTAGAGTGGCGCGGAACTCTGAATAGGTGTTAGTTTTTGGAAAGGATAGCACGCCGTCAAACGTGTGCTATCCCCAATTTTTGCGCTAGTTTAATAACTAAAACGCTCTCAACTGTATGAGAGAGAATTCGGTAAACCGAAGCGCCATGCGGGTATGATGTAATAGCTAGCATCGGGCGTTGCCAACGCTTGCGTGGGGATGCGAATTCCCCTACCCGCTCCATTTTAGTACCATGCGAAGGTAGTTTAGCGTTCAGAACGTCGCCCTTAAAAGCGGAAACGTGGGTTAAAATCCCACCCTTTGCCCCAATCGCCATTAGTTCAACATATTAGAACAGCGGCCACATGAAGGCCGAAGAAAGACGAGAATAACGTCCGGTGGCGACCATCTTTGTTAGTTTAACTGGTTAAAATTCCCGGCTGTAAAAAGCGGGGGGAACGAGGTTCGAACCCTCGACATTGAGCCAATACGCGTCTGGTGTAACAGAAGCATGATGGTCTCCAAAACCATTCGTCAGGGTGCAAGTCCTTGGATGCGTGCCATTTAATTCGTCTGCCCTCTCGATGGGACAGATGGCCTGAGAAGGCGATAATATCCGAAGCAGTGCGGTATTCTGAACTATCGAGCCATTTGGGTGTAAAGAGTAGTATGATTATATTACTATTCTATACAGCGTTGTTCGCACTCATTGCATGGGTTGCGTGGACATACATAACAATTCAATGGGCAAAGTATCTTGTCGGCGGGATTTTCTTCCTGTTGGCACTTTTTGAATTGCTCAGTTTTGCTCTCGATGTTATTAGTGGCGGCTCTGCCCCGCTATGGCATCATTGGTAATTTGCCGCGATTAGATACTTCGGCAACTCGAACTACAACATAGTGTAGGCTTTTGGTGACTACAATCGTCGCAGCCAGCCGTAGAGATTATGTTAGTAGTTTAATTGGGCTTATAGTGATAAAAGATAGCACATCGCACTTGCAATGCGAAAGACTCGGAGCGTTACCGAGTAGGTCCACCAATTTTGTTCCCGTTCTCCACCGCTGCGTGTAAAAGCGAGCATGAGAACGATTACTTTAGTTTGCGCAACATGCGGTAAGCCCTTTGATAAGGAAATCAAAGAGTATAACCGCCGTCTCCGTCTAGGGAAAGCATCAATGTTCTGTGATGAAAAATGCGCGGGTGCAGATAGAGCGTTATCATTTGACCCATTCAAATCAATACTTCTTTTTGCCCGAAAAAACGCTCGTTCCAGACCTAAAGAATGCTCTATAACTAAAGAATATTTGGAATCTATTTGGCAAATCCAAAATGGTAAATGTGCTTATACTGACGTAGAGCTAGTTTTGCCGCATCCTAATAAGAGAGCACAACCAAATACCGCATCACTTGACCGTATCGACTCTTCAAAAGGATATATTAAGGGGAATGTTGAATTCGTATGCGTCTTTGTTAACTTAGGCAAGAATGGCTTTTCGAAGCAACAAGTAATAGACCTACTCAAGCAATTCAAGATTGGCATGTAGCTCAGAAGCAGAGCACTCGCTTGATAAGCGATAGGTCGAGATTGCAAAATTCTCTATGCCAACCATTTTACTTCCTGTTTAAAATCAGCTTGGCAGATTATGTTTGCTAAATTAAAATTTACGTGGGCCGTCATGTACCATAGGGGGCGACGAATCCTTGCAAGCGCCTCACGGTCCACCAAAATAACGTGTAAAGTAGATATATGAAAATGAATCTATCAGCGAGGACGGTATACGCCTTCCTATCTACTAAAATGTTTGTTATTGCGCTATTTACGTTGGCATTGCATCTTCATCATCGGTCCATTATGTATTTTCCAGATTTGAGAAATACAATAGGCTGGCAGCTTTTCCTCCTTGTCGTAGGAGCGGCGGGCCTTATTAATTGTAGGTACAAATCCTACAAAGTTAGCATTGCTGTATCAATTGCAATATTGTTAATTTCGAATTTTTTGATTATTGGACTGTATTTAAAAGATAATCAATCAGCGGATTGGGCGGGAAGAATAACTGACGTTTTCTTTATAGCTTATACTCTAACGCACTTATTTAGGTATAAGAGGTTAGATGACAGAATTTTGTGTTAATAGCGTGTGTTTTGAGCGACTATACTATGCCCCACGCTTGGAAAGATGCACCGTAGTTCAATGTAGAACGTCCCGCCTAGAATTGCGGGAAATACTGGACGATTCCAGTCGGTGCCACCATTTTGCTCGTATATTCCAACGCAGAGAAGCAACGTTGAGAACGTTGACAGTGGGAGTGCGAATCTCCCTACGAGCACCATATCAAACTCGCCACGCCTCTTAGTAAAGCGTAATTTGGTGAGTGTTTTTTATCGCTGCATCGTTCATGTAGTAGGACTCAGGTTTCATAAGCCTAGAAAGAGGATGCAAACGCCTCTGTAGCGACCATTTTTTCGGGAATTAGTCTAATAGTAGGACGCGCCGTTTGGGGCGGTGTGGCGATGGAGCGTTACCATCATTCCCGACCATTTATCGCAGGGTGGAGCAAAAGTAGCTTGCTTGGCTCATGGCTTTTTCAGGCCAACGAGATAACCAAGAGGTAGTCGGAGCGTTACCGGCCCCTGTAACCAAAATCAGATACGAGGAAGACAGTAATCCGCCTACTTGGGGTGTAGGAAATACCGAATGCAACCTTCGGGTATCTGACCATCAGAAGAGTGAAACGGAATTCATTCGCGGCTCATAACCGTTGAGATAGTTGGTTCGACTCCAACTTCTGAAACCACGCAGTATAGTATAAAATTAGTACACTCCCGCGTTCATGGGAGAGGCTGACGTGAGACTCGTCATGCTGCAACCATAAAAAAGAACTGTTTATGAAAATGGGAGTGTGGTGTAATAGTAGCACGAGTGCCTGTCGAGCATTTAGCAGGGGAGCGTAACCCCTTACTCCCGCCATTACATCAAAGAGAAACGGCCCGCAAGGGTACATTGTCCGTCTTTCAATAGCGGCTTTACTCCTAGTGACCATGTAACGGGTTAGCCCGATATAGCTTTTGGGTGAGTAGTCAAGAGAGACGAAAGACACCAGCATCTAAGCTGGAATAGAAATTAGTATGTGGTGGCGACAGGAGAAATAAGCATGAATAAACCTCCTGCTGGCGCTATCAACAGCTAATCGAACACCGGGGGTTAAAATCCTTCCTTGCCCACCAATTTTGGATAGGAGTTTGAAAAGTATCAATACTTGATTGTCAATCAAGTTTAAGCGGGCGCGATACCCGTCCTATCCGCCATGTTGAGCGTTGTGGCGAAATTAGCAGACGCGCTGGTTACAAAGGAAGTCCTTCAAGCTTCCCTAGACTGGTGGCAAACGGACGAATTGAAGCGTCGAGAGTTGCCTTATAGGTGCAAATCCTATCAAACTCACCATCTCAGAGAGTTAGTATGTCGGACTGCTCTCCAATCACCCAAAAAATGAAAGGAAAGCAATGAAAAAAGTAATAGCAATCGTATTAACTATGTTATTCCTAACTTGTAGTAGTCCAGCATCCAGTTGGTTTTCTCGTCACAAGTTCGGATACAATAAACCTAGAACAATCGTAGC